CTGCCGTAGGCGTTACTGTGACCCCTGTTTTAGCGGTCAAAATAGCCCCAGTGTACGAAAGTTTAGCAGTAGCAAACGTTGGTGTAAGCGTAACAGTTGTAGGTGTATTGTCCTGGACGGCAAGTGCTGTTAGTCCACCAGATGAAACCACCGCAGGAAGATATTCGATTTTCCATGGTTCAGTGGTACGTGCAGAATCAAGATAAGTAGCGGTGTAGGTCACTACAGGAATCACTTCATCTTTATCTGCTAATGTCCAGTCTATGTTTTCGAGGTTAATTGCATTTTCAAGTGTTAATACAACCGGTCTACCACCTGCGGTAGTTCCTGTCCACTTGACTGTTGAATTATAGTCGGCATCTTCAACAGCAGATTTTGCGGTGATGGTATCAGTTCCACCAGCTGTAGCAACTTGCAGTGCTGGATACATCAGCAATAAATTTGCTGGAAGTAGTTCCATAGCGTTTAGCATAAGTTTTGCAACTGATTTTATCTTTCTGATTCTTCCCTTTACAGGACCGTAATCTCCATCGGCTTCAATCTCACGATATTCTCGCTCGATTGTAAACTTTCCACCGCCTCGGGTTAGACCAATATCCACCCCAGCAACGGAAAACACGCCATCACCTAGCAGTACGTTATCTTTCATTTTCTTACCTCCTTATTTGAGCATTGTCCAAGCATCGTGCCTGGAAGGATATTCTTCGTCTTTTTATCTGTGGATCATCATCATCGGGTGACGATCTTCCCTCACGATATATTGATACAGTTATGCCGTCACCAAGCATATGATTACGGTGTAATGATCCGCTAATATCACTTGCGATTCCTTCTAATATGGTAGTGTCACAGGTTCTATCCCATACATCAACGTCTATAGGCACAATCTCAACCTCTCCATTCATGAACGACGTGGTAAAAGAAAATGTAATAAATGGGAACACAGCAGAGTCAGGAACTCTATTGAAAAAAACTCTCGGCAGAATCAGTAATAGTTCTGCTTTGATTAATTCTCTAAGTTGATTCACGTATCCGCCTCCTCACTGCTAATGTGTTCACTTTCATCTAGTAACGCTTCCGCTTTCAGTTCGTCTTCAATCGCCGAAAGATACTGAGACTGTATCCTTCTTATATCGTCTATGTTTTCCATGACAGTACCTTTTAAAATTCCTCTAGCCGGTTGGTTCATGGTTCCTTGTTCTGACCTAGCACTATACCAAGCGTCATGAGCAAATCCGATTTGCAGATCTGATTCGATTTTTCTAACCCAGTATTTTGTTCCGCTATATACACGCTTACTCTTTTTCATGCCGATTAATTTTTTGAGTTTTTCTATCATTCGTTTTCTAACGAGTTTGGCAGTATCAAGTTGTGCTGCTCGTGTTAGTTCTTTTATGGTATATGCTGCACGATCAACTGCACTGGTGAATTCAATTCCACCCTTCAGAACTTTAGTAACTCGCTTTGGCATTGGCATGCAATCACCTCACAGCCTCCCCAACAATTCCACCAGCAATCAGTTCGATAATTTCTCCTTTGTCATACGTGCGTATAATCCTAAACGTATCAGTACCATACACAAGTTCATCTTCGTTCTGGTATTCAACGGATCTGATTTCGAACATCAATTGTGGTCGAAGTCCTGTAGATGCAGCTTGATAAAATTCACTTTGTCTAATTGATTTCTTATTTGCATAAACTACTCTCAAGACTTTTGCTGGTATAGTATCTCCTTGCGCATTAACAGATGTAGTTTTTGTAACTAGCGAAATCAATTCTTGATATCTCATGTTACCTCCGTAGTGTAGTCAGCCGAAGACGTCAAGTGTCCTTTAATACTGTTATATGACGACTGTAATCTTTCTGCGTCAGGATTATCCCACCCAAAGTTAGCTTTACAGTACGTTGTAACAGCTCTTATAATCAGTACATCTGTTTCGTCAATCGCTACTACTCCTGACAGCAATAAATCTGCTTCTGCTGCAGATATCAAGTCTGTGATTTCACCATCATATGCAGTTGTTGCGGAAGAGATCCGCAGAGCAACTTTGACTTTATCAATCATGGCCATATGGATCTCCTCCTAACATCAAACAATTAAATATACATCCACATCGCTACCGTTGAGCGCTTGCGTTGGATCAATGAAGTTCTTGCAAAGGTCGGTCGCATTGGTTCCGATTGATGCGACAGTCGTAGCCGTGTTGTTGTTGTAGATTGCCAGCACGGTGTTTCTGTCGAGTTTGTACGGGATACCGAATTTATCTGCTGTACCGATAGATATTGTATCTGCTGCCGCACCGCGAGCAGGCAGAACCACGCTATCAATGTATGCAAATGCTTTTGTTCCGACTACCGTCGCTGCGCCAGTACTAACAATGGTTTCCGTGATGGTTGCGCCTGCGAGGTCTTTACCTGTGAAAACTACATTTCCGGTAGCCGTTGCTGCATTACCTGTTATCGACAAAACTCGAGCGCACTCTGGTTGTTTTGCTAATGCGGCTGCGTTTTTTGTCGTTGTGGCTCCATCTGCTAGTGTAGTTGCTGCTAGAATATAAGCAGCTGCAGCGGTAGGAGCATCAGCTCCATCTATGTGATAGAGTGCGATAAAACCGCGATCCAGAATCATGCTTCCGGCATCCGTTTTGATGGTCTGTCCCATTTTAGGATTAAATGGATTCATGTTTGTACCTCCTCAAGGATTTTATTTGTAACAGGGAGGTCTATTAGACCTCCCATTGACAATATACAGATAGGATTAAGCGCCTTTTTTAACCAGGATAACGCCGTTAGGATCAATCAGTTTGCCGTCAGCAATCAATAATGCTTTGTCAACCCATTGATTGAGGTCGTGATCAAGCCAACGATACATTTGGAACTGCATGTTGCTGTTGATTCCGTAGTCGGAAAGTTTCAAGAATGCAGCAACAACATCCCCGACAGCGGCAGCATCGTATGCTGCGATAACATCATCCTCAACAAGTTTGACCGGTTTCCCACCGAACCGTTCCTGTGGACCTTCAGCGATACCATAGTTTGTACGAGCGATAGGTTGACCATTGGCATCTACCATACCGTCGATATAACCGTCAAATGTTCCTGCTGCCATAACCCAAGTGCCACCGGCACGATATGCAAGAGGTATTTTAGCAAACACTTTTTTCTTCCAGCCTTCCCATGTTGCGAAGTCTGCCGAAGCTAAAGTGATAACATTCGCTACCGGAATACGAGTATCGACTGTAAATCCTAGTGGTTCTGTAGTTCCAACGCCTTTAGCAATACCGATATCAAGTGCTTTAGCCATTGCTTCAGATACAAGATCAACAACTTGTGCTTCAAATGATGCAAGTGTAACAGCATTAGCAAGTAATGAAGTTGCAACCTTGCATTCGAGGCCAAAGTATGAAAACGATACTGCTGTATTGGCTGTAACTTTTTTGCGATCAGAAGGAGTTGCTTCAGTGATCCATGTTGCTGTTGGTTTCAAACTCAAGATTGGAATGTTAACACCACCACGAACATTGAGTTTGCGAACATCTGAAAAAAGATTTCCGTATGCTGTCATTTTTTTGACAAGTTCATTAAGTATCGTTGTAGGAATTACTGCTGCTGCTTCGGTAATGTCGGTAAAGGCATCAAGTCTGTGCTCGATTGCAATAGGAGTCCCGCGTTGTGCGAAGTTCATAAAGCTTCTGCGATACTCCATAGTTGCATAAGGATCTTCGGCTGTTCTTTCTTCATTGGTTTGAACAGCTTCGCTAGGTCTTTCGACAGGAGTTCCCGCAATCGAACCAGATGAAAGTTCTCTAGCAATGTTTTCACGCTTTTCGATATCTGCCTGTTCAGCTTTCAACGCACGAACCTCAGTTTCTAAAGCGGTCACATCACATTGTTCTGTTCCTGTTAATATTCCCCGGATCTCTGCCAGGCGTTTTTCAATTTCTTTTTTTCTCATGATTGTTTTCTCCCTTCACAATTTTGATATTTTTTACAAATCAAGAATTAGCAATAATCTGTTCCTCCGCTCAGTCTCAGCTGCCGCTTTTACCCTCTCAGCCTCGTCCAGGCTAAGAATGGACCGTGTTGCGATTGAGGTTGTATCATACG